ACTGGAGTGACAAATGTCGGGCTTGTTGCAAGAGCCACATTGCCTGTGCCTGTCGTGCCTAATTCCCCAACAACACCTGCATTGTCATACAGGACATAGCCAGATGTGCCGCCGCTAATAGCAGTCGTACCGACCACCAGCGCAGCGACCGTTGAAGTTGTAATGGTCTTAAAATTGCCGTTGGTGTCATAAACGCCTTCTAGCGTCCAAGTGTCACCGACAGAAAGGGTGGTTTTGGCAATCGTGCGGGTTGTCGCACCATTTTTGTATTGAACAGACACAACAACAGGAGCGGTATCGCAGTTTTCAATCGCAATACTTTTGATCGCTCTCCGTGCGCCAGTCGCTGGAGAATCGACAACAATGACCGATGTCGTGCCATTCAATGCGCCGTCAGTTGCACCTTCGGTAAACGCGGCCCCAGTGTTATCTGCCCATGCTGCAACGAAATTTGGAGCCGCTGACAATGGAGCGGCAGACATAACTGCGACAATTGACTTTGATGTGGTATCAAGAATTAGCATACGACATCCTCAAGAGACAAACCACGGATAGGCATACATTGTAGCACTATTGCCAGATGCCTCAATTGTAATTGAACCAGCAGCGTTGGTGATACTGATATTATTGCCAGCAGTTAACGTAGCCAGAGTATACGCCGAGCCGTTACCAATAAGCAACTGCCCATTTGTTGGGTTAGAAATTTGGCCCGTCCCGCCGTAATTTACGCTAATTGGGGAACCCTGCCATGTGCCGCCAGTGACAGATACATTCGTAAGTGGGTATGTACCGTCGGCAATGCCGTTCAGAGCAGACGTAACAACGGTAAAATCAGCATCAAGGTCCGAAAGGGGGATCAGCCCAGTCATATCTCCGAACACATATGGGACAGTCACTGGAAACGGCATTTTGATCTCCTCGTCTAATGCTTACCATAAAACAGCGCGTTTGTAAGCCAAAATTCATCGCTGTTATACAAAAAGCACAATGTCTCCGTTGATGTTTTTCCAATTGACCTTCACAAGTGAATTATTGATCCAAACACTATCGGGTTCATTAGCTGGAACACCAGAAATGCCGATAATTGGAACTTGCAAATTCCCGTATGGAATGCCCGCAGATGCAGTAACAATTCGCGCCGAACTTGTCATGGTCAACCTGTTCTGCGGAATTACAGCTATCACTTCATAAGTAAACGCCGTAGCAGTTGTTACAGCAACGGTATAGAACCCCATTGCAGCATTTGAAGTAACACCGAACACTGCGATTTGATCGCCAGATGTTAAGTTATGCGGGCGAGAACAGGTAACATTGATGACTGTCGTTCCATTGGCCGTAATAGATAGAACGGGCAGTTCAACATCAAAATGCGTTGACCCAGACAACGGCATGACTGCATTTGGATCTAGCCCAATGAAACTACGCAATGGAAGTGCGCCGACTTCCTGAGCGGTGATGTTTATGCCGCTATTAGTGATTAAATCTGGGCCTCGCTGGATTGGAATGCCCGTAACGTCATAAAGAGTAGCTAATATTCTTCTTGACGAAACTGTCTGGCTTTTGGAAACGCTATATGTTCCAGTTGAACCTGTTGTTCCGGTCAATTGAGCAGTGATTTTTGTGTAGGGCATAACGCCAGTACCTGACAAGGTTTGATTAACAGCCAATGCCCCACTGGATATAGCAGACACAGTCATGGTCGTTCCCGCAATGGCAGCAGTAAATACGGTCGTTGTTGGAGCCATAATATAATCTGTCTCAGCGGCCACAAAATTTTGCGTACGGGCATTCATGATTGGCGTTGGATCAGCAGGAAGCACAATTGCACGAAGCTGTGTCTGCGGCTCGTCATTGCAAGGAGAGCATACAAGAATGCGCTTGTTGATTAGCGATGCGCCCGCCCAGTCAAACTGCCACGACAAATCAACGTGATTATAGCGAAACCCGCAACGGTCACATATCGCGTGTGCCTGCGGGTTTGTTGCGCTAGTTCTTGCCCTGCCAGAGCGGGAGGCGTAGCCCATTTAACGCTCCTAACGGAAATACCCAGAGATCATGGGCGAAATGTATTGCTGCGCCTGTTCGACGTTCTGTTCAGCCGCAATCATATAGGCCTCGTCAGCAAGCGGCTTCAGCATTTGAAGTTTGTCAGGTGCCCAGATCATTGCAAGACGCTGCGCCAGCCCGAGAGCAAAGGCCTCAAGCCACAAATACGGGATTTCCACATTTTGACCACTTGTCAGTGCGGAATCCTGTATGCGGCGCACACGGTAGTATTTTAGGTACTGTGCGCTAGAACCGTCAGGGACGGGCCACAGCGTCACAGTTGGCGAGATAAGGCGGTCGAACCAATAAGTAGTCGTGAAGCCCTGTTGGCTCTTATTTGCGTAAGAAGCGTATTCTGTGCGTGATATGGGCAGGATGATGCGGTCGATTTCTGGCGCGGGATTGGTAATTGCCATATATGCATCAAGGATCATGACCGTATCGGACGCAACAGAGTATTCTGCTTGCCCCTGCACCAACGGCACAGACACCAGATCAACCGCCCACAGGTTAACGCCTTGGTTTGACCAGCGCGCCAACATGAGGTTGGTGGCCATACGCGCACTTTCCATATGCTCTTGCAGCAGACTGGTGTTCCGCAATCCGCACAGGTTGTACGAATAGAGGGTCAGTTCGCCGAGCGATGGATTGAACGTGTATGTGCCGGATGTGGTCATTTCGGCACCTTACAGTGGCACGTTGCTGAATTGGGCAATCGTCATTTTGGTTGAGCCACTGCCAGCAGTCTGCTTGATGCGGACAAAAATTGGCGTGACAGCAAAAACACCAGTGGCATTTGCCGTCTTTGCTACCAGATTGGTATCAATGGCGTTGATCCACACCATGCTGCCTTCGGCAACAGGATATGTCGGGTCATTGGGATCGTCCATCGACGTTTCGACGGTATAGGTGGCGGTGCCAGTGACGGTCACTTGAACAGCCGACTGAGCGTTTGCCCAGCTATCCATGCGGACAAGGCGGCTATAAGTGGTGCCAGCGGTGGCATCCGTGGTGGTTACAGTGATTGGCTGCATGTTAAGACCCTTTCTTTGCGGCGCGGACGTTATCGACCAAATTAGGGTATGGTCTACCCGCAGCCCGTGCCATTGCTTTGGCTTTGGCTATTTTCTGACGGTTAAGATGCTTATGTGTAGCATCTTTCGGAGCGTCTTTTTCCCAGAAAGGTTTATCACCCATGTCAGCAATCCCACTTCCGTAAAGACTTATTAATGCGGCTGTCGGGGTCAGCGGCCTTGGCCGAACCCGTCAACTTCCGCTTCATGCCAGTCATTCTAGCACAGAAACTGTCTTTGCGCGAACCACCTTCTGGCTGTGGCCGCTTTATATTATGTCCTTCAGCCTTCAACGATGCTCGGCCCTTGTCATTCAGGCCACCGCTCGGAGACTTGCCTTCTTTGCGTGTCCATGCGCCAGACATAATACCCTCCATGAAAGAACGGGGGCTTGTGGCCCCCGCTTTTGTTACTTGGTGCCGCTGAAGCCAGGGCGCATGGTGCCGCTTGCTGCGGACGACATGACGCTACCACCCGACTTGCGAGGCATACGACCAGCATGTGCAGAAGACATTACGCCCTTTGCCTTGCCGACCGACTTTTTGGCTTTACCACCGCTTTTAAAGCCGTCCTTCATGTCATGAAGTTCTTTTTTAGCGTTGGAATTATTGGCGTTGTAAGAATTAGTCACCGGAGTGTTCTTCATCTTTACGCCGACTTGTTTACCCTTCATAAGAGCCTCCTATGGCCAGTTAAGCGTTTTCGGCCTGAATGTAGCGAACAATAATGTCGCCCACTCCAGCACCAGTGTTTGTAGAAAGAACATAAATGATCACGTCAGACGCGCCAACATTTGACCAATTACCTGTGCGGGTGGCATCGGTTCCGGGGCCAGCAGAAACTTGCCCTTGAATCATAGCCACACTAGCAACAAGCTCATTCGCTGTCGCACTGGTTCCAACGCTGAGAGTGTTGGTCGTAGCCCAAGCAGTCGTATTCAGAAACTGGATGTTCAGAATGTGACTATAGGCTGGAATGCAAATGCCTGTGTTGTAAGCAGTTGCCGAGCCAGCCTGAGTGATCGCAGCCGTTTGGGCCATAGCAACGAAGCCAACGTTCTTAACAGTCCCCGGCGTAGTGCCAGTTGTGTTAAGGACGTTACCCGCCTTGAGAGGGCCAGTAAATGTAGATATTCCCATGGGAATCTCCTGCATGATACGATTGCGCTGTCTATGCAGAGTCCGTCTGGTCGGTCAACGCAATCAGGGATACCAGAAAGAAGGGGGCGAGTATTACCCGCCCCCCGTTTATTACGATGGGAGCGATCCCCAAATGGACCGCCAATTATAATATCCAAAAGAGTAACGCTCGTAGCCCTTAACCAGCAAGTTATCTGTCGTAAAATCGACTTGCATATCTGTCTCAAATTTGACACGCTCCATATAGGAGAGACCGTCAATATTCGTGAGCAGGAACCAAGCAGTTGCAGAGGTTAGATAGTCGTTGACCATGTAACCTTCAGGCAACCCGCCCGCGGTGGTCATGATCGCATTGACATCATTATCTGAGGTGCCTGGGCGCAATTCTGTCTTCAAAAGACGGATTGCAATAGGCTCCAACTGCGGAGGCACAATCAACTTACGACCGCGAGCGAAGACCTTCAGGCCAGCCTGATCGCGGAAGTTGGTACGGATTGCAATCATACCAGCCAGCAGGGACGACTCGTTCAAGTCGATCTGGGTAGCTGGAGTGTTTGGAATCACACCGCCGTCGATAGGATGGGATGCCGAAACCAGAGCCACACCGTCACCGCCGACTGAGGCGTTGTAGGTGGTAGCAGTGTTCAGCACGTTCGCGCCGTAGATTTCCTTGGTCTGGGAGAAGCTCTCCATCAGGCCGAGGTTCGAAGGCTTGAACTGGGTCTTGTACAGATTGTCGTCAACAGCTTTACGAGTGATCGCATAGCCGAGGCCGATTTCTGTATGCTCTTGGTTGTAGACGTAACGCTCACCAGCATTGTTGTCGAAAGCAGTCTGACCGCCTTCGGTTTTCAACTGAGCATAACCAAGGAAGCGCATTTCAGCGGTGCGTTCCAAAGCCATTTTCGAGTCGTGCTTGGTGAAGATTTTGTCGTACTGTGCAGGAATCTGCTCGTACTTGCCTTCAATTCCACGGAGGCCGGGGAGCAGAAGGTCTTTGATGGCACTTAAATTAACAGCCATGACACTCTACTCCTTAGATGCCAACAAGCGTTTTAGAAGTAACGCTGTTGAAGGCCACGATTGCGAGATTGTAAGCACCAGCCTGTGTGCCAGGGGCACCAGGAGGGGTTGTTACAAGCCCAATGACACGGAATGGAAGCGTGGTAGTGGATGCACTGAGGGTCGAGACGTCAATGTATGCACCAGAAATACCGGAAGCGGTATTAGGAGTGCCAATGGCGAAACCGATGTTCGCGCCAACGCCAGCCTGAGTCAGGCCAGTGGCGTCAGTCTGAGCAATGAATCGTGCATTGGGATCATTGATGTAATAGCTGGTGACGACATTGCCGGAGGCAACATCTGAACCAGGCCAGAAGTTCGACCACACGGTGCGCTTCTGTGCAACCGAGAGGTATTGGCAACCAGCATACACGCCAGCAATAGTAGCCGAACCCGTACCAACGATAATCAAACCGTTTGTATCAAGCTGACATGGATCGCCGTAGTAAATTGCGGATGCGTTGTAAGCCGTCTGCCCAGCAAGCTGTTCATAGGTCGGAGCCGACCCGTTGCCGCTGTACTGACGGAAGCCGAAGGGCGCACTTGTATTCGCCATTTGGGAACTCCTGTCGGAGCGAACTTCCTATCCACGCAACTGGGTGGGGGAACATTCAAGATTAAATGGACTTCCACAACGGGGGAAGCTGTTGAACACCATACTAGCTTTTTATTTAAAAAGAAAGGGGGCCAAAACGGCCCCCTCTTTTATCATTAGTCTGGGATCGGCATTGGCTCAAAGCCCTTGCTGATTTTCGGTTTTACTTGTGCGTGGTCTCGATGCCCAAGGCCGCCATCTGGAACGCCTGCAAGCTGTGCTTCCTTTGCACGGACCTGACTCAAAGCATTACGGCGGTCAATGTCACGCGAGCGTTGCACCAATTCCGTTGGGCGTTCCATCAGGATGTTTCCCTTACGCATAATGATTGCTTCGGATGAACCGACAGGCATTGTTTCAGGGTGGCGAGATGCTGGCACAGGTTCCCAACCCATCTGACGCAAGTAAACCTGATAGGCGGGGTCTTCCATGTTGTGGGTTGTGTGACGCTTCCATTCATAGGTCCACCCGTCAGGCGCGGGAGGCGCACGAAACTCGTCCGTACCCTCATCAATGCCATCATTATTTGCCAGAACTTCTGCGGCACGACGAGCAGCACGAGCGCGTGAGTCTTCTTCTTTCGCTGGCTCAGGCCGAACTGGTGCGCGGGCGGGTGTCGAACGGCGAACGCCGCCCATATCGTTTTCGATGTCCATGATTAATGCCTCGTTCCTTGGCTACGACGAACTTGTTCCATGTATTCGGCTTCGGTCATCCCCGAAATCTCAGCGGCTTCCTTCTGTGCTGCCGTGAGCCGAATGGCGTTCCTGCCAGCAGAACTCGACCCTGCCGTGCGGGATGTCGGTGCAGCCGATGGGGCTGATCGACGTTGTGTTGGCGCAGATGCCTCTGACATTGCGTCACCGTCATCGCCACGAAGGCCAAGACGGGTTTCGACATACTCGAAGTAGTCAGGGGTGTCGGCCTTGTAGCCTTCATCCATCGCCTCTTCGTGCGCTCTGGTCATTTTCCTGAACAGTTTAGGTTCGGTGACGTATTCAGGATGTGCGCGAACCCAATCAGCGGACTGACGCGACAGTTGTGATGCTATTTCTTCTACAGGGTCCATTGGGGGACCATCAACACGCGGCTTTGGCGTTGTTTCGAGCTTGTTCTTGTAGCTTTCAAGCTCACGCAAGTTGGTCTTTGATTCAAAAACCACCTCGTCAATCTCGGCAACCCTGTCATAGTCACCAACTGCCAGTGCCTCGACCTTCTGTTGCCGCATGACAGCCTGTTGACGCTTTAGTTCGTCAATCGCGCTTGCCACAAGGTGGATATTGGTGTCGTGCGCGTCTGTGTTTGCGCGGTTGGCGTACTCCGCAACTTCACGAGCGCGGCTTTCAGCGGCAATACGCGCTGTTTTTTCACGCTCAAGCTGCTCACGAAGCTCATTGATACCAGCTTCGACGGGCAGTTCTTCCCGTGTAGCCGCTACAACAGGTTGTTCTTGTTGCAAGAGGTCTACTTCTGAAGCGTCTGGCTCCAAAAACAAATCAAGTTCTTTCTGTTCACTCATGATTATGGTCCTCACCACACTTGATCAGGGTCGGGAATGCGGACCCGAACGCTTATATCGTCGATAATCCGGCAAAGAACGCCGTTAATTGTAATATTCCAGCCGTCAGACGGACGGAACACCACCCAGTCATGGTTATCGACGGACATGCCGTCAAACCACTTGCCTTCAGGGTCCACAAAAGCCGATGGACCTTGTTTGACAACCAATCCAACTTTGGATTGATAGCGATCTTCCTTCAAATGCTGGTCAGGCATGATGAGGCCGCTCTTTGTTTTTTCAGGGCGAAGATAAACGGCAACCAAAAGCTGATTGTTAAAGATGTCGATGCTGGAAAGGTCGCCAATTTCATCCAAAATAACTTTTTTTGGATCGACACTGTGTTCCATTTTCATAAAGCTCATGATTACCCCTTACCTGTTGCTCTGATCTGATTGTTGTTTTGCGTCATCAACCATTTCTTCAATAGAACGTAGGGCCGCTATTTTACCCATGATGTATTTAAACTCCCCTACAGTTTCGTAGGTGTTTACTGAGAGCTGGGTTTTCAACCGTTCTATTTCCGTATCAACAAGTTTCATCAGGTTTTTTTCCATTAAACTGTCGAAAGTTTGCATTTTGTCCTCGTTTTTTTTAAAAAAAGGGCGGGTTGTTACACCCGCCCAAGTTATTCACTGAGGGAGAAGTCAGTGACCTCGTGCGGCAATCTCGGTCTTTTCAAGACGGCCCATACCGGAAGCGGCACCTGCATCCATGTCCTTATAGGACTTATATGCTTTGCCGCCGTGTTTGTGACTCTTGCGCTCGGCAATCTCGGTCTTTTCCAAACGGCCCAAGCCAGAACCTGCGCCTGCGTCCATGTCCTTGTATGACTTGTATACACGGCCACCTGCCTTGCGTGGCATCATCTTGTCCATGCCTGCGGGCATAGGAGGCGCACCCATTGGCATCTGAGGTGGAGGACCGCCAGCACCAGCCATCGGAGGCATGCCAGCCGCTGGAGCAGCCTGTACGGGCATTGCAGGGGACGGCATCTTAGGTGGCATACCGCCATTGTTTGGCATCATACCGTCCTGCTGACCTTTACCAGTGGCAATGACGATTTCAATGTTGGTGCGGCCACCGCGCTTGCGCTCTGCACGACCGCCCTTCTTCAAGCCTTCGGTTGACTCCTGTTCGTCATGCTTTTTGTCCTGCTTGGATTTTTCCCAAGCCATCATCGACATGCCGTACTTTTTGGCCAGCTTGGTGTCCTGCATGGCATCTTTTGAAGTACCCTCAAAAGGAACTTTGCCGCCCTTTTTATATGGAGAACCCTGTGCACCAGCCCCGAAGTTCATACGGTTTTTGCTGACCATCTGAGCGCGGGGGTCCATCATAGGACCGCCCATGTTCTTCTTGGTGCGACCGCCCTTCTTCATGCCACCGCTGCCACAATCGGCTTCGGCTTTACCGCCACGCTTCTGACCGATTGCATCAAAGCGATCTTTTTCTGCCTGACGACGAGCATCGGCAGCATTTGCAGCAGTGCTGGCCTCGGAAGCCGCCCGCATACGGGCTTCTTCAGCAGCCGTTGGAATGCTAGGGTCACGCTCAGGTACGCTGGATTTTGCTGCTTCCATTGCACGAGATGCGCGAATGTCTGGAGGCATTTTAGGAGGCATAGGAACCTTGCCATCAGTTGCATGCTTTGCACGACCGCCTTTTTTAAACGCGCCAATGTGCTTCTTGCCTTCGCGCTCTTCGTTGGCTTCCACCACATTGCGGTTGATGAAGCTGTCGGCTGACAAATCAGAGTTGCCACGCTTCTTCTTGTCAGCGCGTGGGGCATTAGCCGCACCAACAACCTTACCGCCGCTCTTAAACCTGCGACGAGTCAGCGGACGTGCGCCAGTCTGTATATCGGCATTCAATGCTTCGGCAGGGGTGAAGTCTGACGCGCCAATCTTCGTAGCATCAGAGCCGGAAGCAAGGCGAGCTGCCTTGGCTTTCATTGCGGCCCGCAATGTCTTGGAGGAATATTCAGTCATGATAGTCTCCTAGGAGGTAAACGGTCGTCCTCGTTATCGGCCAGTCCGATCTTTGGATAATAACTCAAGTGCGCGTTTTACGATAGGGCCACCACCCGCCTTTACAATTACATGATTGTAGACTGGGTGTTCCTTGCCGCGAACTGAAATAGTACCGACCTGGTCGCCTTTGGTCACATTTCCTTTGGTGGTCGGGCGCAGGCGCGGCTCACTTGTTGAATTTTCATATCGCGCAAGATCAACACCTTTTGGGAAGTGCGCGTTCAAAGCGTAATGGTGATGTCCGCGATGCTCCACAGAGACGATAGTACCTGTGTCCTCGTGCCCTTCAGGGGCATCAACCCACTTCCAGCCTGCCTTCTGTTTGAACAAATTGGTTTTGGCGGTAGCGTTACCTTTGCCATGCGACCCCGTTTGTTCAACGGCATCAGCGGAAGCATTGAAAAATGGTCTGCCACCAGGCGCGATGCCAATAGAAGCCTGTGCGGCCTTGTGGCCTGTCATGTCTTCCTTGGTCTTGGCGTTCAGATACTGCCCGCCAGCGGGCCTGTTTTCTTCAGGAAACATGCGTTGCGGCTTCGGGAACACCGAAATCGGGTTCTTGATGTCTGGGATGTCATCAACTTCGCCACCCTGCTCATACTTGCGGCGAACGGCGACATCGTTGTGGTCAAACACGACATAGTTGTGAGTTGGCTTTTCATTTGCACCACGAGAGCCAGCATCACGGTATTTGATGCCTTTGATGCCTGCGCTGTGAAGATGTTGGCTCGCGTCAATATCACCTTTCTGGGCACCAATGATTTTAGAACCTAAAAACTCATACAGGCGTTGGCCGCTGATATTGCTAAAATCAGGTTCTGCGCTTTTTATGTCATTATGTTTTAAATATGCATGTAATTTTTCAACAGTATCAGGAGTCATAACTTGCTGAACAACATGCGGCTGCTCACTCAGCGGCTTATCCCAATCTAGCATGTGGTGCGGGTGGGCGTTGATATGCACCTCGTACATGTGGCCTTTGTTGTCCCTGCCAAGTTTATTTGTCAATTTACCATAAGAATCTAACGCAGATTCAGATACTGTCCCATCTGGATTTTGACCATTCAACGCAGTGTGTATATGTTGGACAATATCTTTGTCATCAACATGACTTGCCAACATTGGGTCTTGCTTCATGTACCACTGTATATTTTTATGCGTCCTGCTTTCTGGACTGTTTTTGGACATTTGACCAATAAGATCATTTATTGATGCTGTAGGATTTCTTTGTTGAGCAAGAGTATCTCTGTATTTTTTTGCAATATTTTCATTCTGAGCAAAGTACAGCCCATGCCCGTAGGCTTGCGCGCCTTCACCAGTGCCAATCTTGCTGGTGTCAAACTCGTCGAAGTCGTGCGGCGATCCGTGATACGCCGTGATGCCGTCTTGTTCTACAGGGCCGCCACCTTCCTTGCTAATGGCGGGTGTGGGTGTGTATGATTCTACATGCTGAACTTGATCAGGGTGAAACGCCACATAATCTGTTTTCTCAGGGGAATGATAAATTGCAAGGCCATCATGCCCTTTCGCTTGTGCTTCAGCAATCTTGGCGGCTTCGCGCTCTGGGTTCCAAAGCGTTTCCCTAATGTCTGTATGCATTGGGTTCTTTATGTCAAACCGTAACTTATGCACCTCCCCATGGTATTTGGTCTCAGTCCTTGGTGGTGTTGCGTGAGGATAGTGCGTATCACTTTTTCCCGCAAATTGCTCCGCAGTTTCTGGCAAAGTGGTTCCCCAAGCATGCCCATTTGGGTTAAAGAACTTCTTTGCACCCTTCTTGCTGCGCCCTTGGTATACCGTGATGCCGTCAACGTCCCCGCCGTCTGCTTTTTTGGGCCTATTACCGCTTGCATGAAGGAAATCTACAAGGTCTTGACCCGTAAGATGAAACATTGGCTCAACTGGTTGCGCTGAAACATATTCGTTACGTTCAACACCAAAAGGACTTTTGCCGTCCTCGTACAAATCTGTCCAACCAGCCTTTTTGGTTTCACCTTTCAAGTTTGTTACAGGGCTATATTCCCCATTGCTCAAACCTTCTTCCCCAACATGCCAAATATGTTCTGCATGATCTCCCTTGCGTGGAATCATTGCAACATGACCATGCTGGCGAATTTCATCATCGGTAATGTCATGCGGGTGCTTTTTCAATTTACGAGCGACCTTCATGGCAACCCATGATGGTTTGTCGGACATCCAAACCAATGGGGTTGATTGTTCCAACAATTCATCTGGTTCAATATCGCCAACATGATGCGACATTTCTTTGATCCAATCGCCATGTTGGGGGTCAAGTCCCCATTTCATGTCGTCAAGCTGATCAACAGTGCCAGAATGATATATGAATTTGTCAGCTACACGGGCAAGCTGTTGTGGAGCAGGAGTTTTTACGCCAGCGAATGTCCCGCCGCCAATTGCTTTGCCTTCCATCACTCATCCCCGTGAAAAATTGGGTTGTGGCCAACGATATGAACGCCAGGGATGACTGAAGCGGGATGGACTTTGGGCATGCCGCCACGAGCGTAATGAACGCGAGGACCAGTTTCATCTTCAGGAACACCAGCATATGATTCCCACCATTCTGGGCGATCATGTGCCGTAGAATGAAAATGTTCATCATTTGACCGTGGGAATTGCGCATAAAAATCATCTTTTTCAACTTTTGGAGCGGTCATTTTACGTCATCCTTCAATTCTGCTGTTTTATGCTGCGGCTCAATTGCAACTTCTGTGTTGGTGCGGACTGTTGGACCAAGTTTTGGTTTGCCAGACGGGCCTAACCCTTGAGATTCGCCACGGACATATGTCCCTTTTTCGGTTTTTTGCCGACCTGGATCATATTTGACAAAGAACCCTTTGGAATCAATGTGAGCATCTTTTTCGGTGCCAAAGGCTTTTTTGTTCTTCAGCCCAACAACAACGCCATCTTCGCCCTCTGGGCTAATATCAAGAGGACGGAAGTCATGACTGTCGCCATTGATAACTTTATACCGTTTGTTGGTCTCTTTGTCGTAAACAGTTTCAGGCAAATGCTCTTTATCAGAGAATGCCATTGCCACATTGTACCCTTGATCCAACCTACGGCGCATTTGTTTCCAGTTGGAGTGCGGATTTTCTACGCCTTCCTGCGTCAAGCCTGTTGATGAATAGGTGTAATGATGATTGGGGGCTATCGGTGTGGTATTGTTCTTTGTGTAATCATAGAACGTCACATCAGGATGCGCTTCAATGATTGCTTTGTGAACGCGAGGGTTGATGTCTGACAAAACATTCAATCGAACGCCGAGATGGTTGCCGTTTTCTGCGGCTTCGCGTTTGGCGGCAGCAATTTCATCATAAAGTCGAACGGCAAAAGCCTCTGGTTCGCGCAACATGGCATTTGTTTTGTTCAAACTGTTCAAGCGCGGTCCTTTGAACTCGCTCAAATCCATGCCGCCGCCAACTTTGAAATAATTTCCGCTGGTTTTGCCAAGGCATTCATCTTTGCATGATGCGCTATTGGGGCATGTATGAAACTTTCCTTCTTGATACGAAGGAGCCAAAGCCAAACCTGTTGTTTCAATGCCGCGACCATCAGGAAGAGTAACAGGCTCTTCTTCGCCGTACCCTGTTTCGCTTTTTAACAGCTTTGCATTTTTACCAAGCAAGGGAACAAGTTTTTTATCTTGGCGAATACCGACCAATGGACCGAGGCGGTTCATTGCCTCTTTTGAATTAGCAATACGGTCGCCACGAGAAAGACTTGTGTGGTGCTTGATTGCTTTATCAAAAGCAGTTGCCAAAGACATAATGCTTGGATTGCTTGTGTCAGACCGTGGCATGCTTTCAGATTCATCGGAAGGAAGGTCTTGCCGAGGAGAAATAGCAAATGGTGCGCGTTTTGGCGCAAACACCGAACCCTGCGTAGTGTTGCCCTTCTCAGCCACAGGGGGAGCCGCAGGGGCTGGGTTGTCCATCCGTTGCTGCACAACCTGCTTGGCAAGGTCGAGAGGGGCGTCTGCGCCGCCTCCTGACTTGTGTGTGCGAAGGTGATTGCCGATTAAATCAAGAGCGCGCAGGACAACTTTGGACATCAGCCTTCTTCTTTCAGTTCACCGATGAATTTCGGGTCCAGCATTTGCTCGGCAAGCGGTGCCGACTGCGGGTCTTTGATCAAATCGCGCACAATACCCGCATATGCCACCCGTTCACGCGCCTCACGGTCTGCCGCACGGTTTTCGGCGTCCATTTGAACGTCCCGCGACTGCAATTCCAGCTTATTGCGCTCGTTTTCCAGTGCCGCCAGCTTCAATTGGTTGTCGGCAGGGTCTTTTTGCGCCTCTGGCTGCTGCATTTTGGCAATCTGTGCCTGTGCCAGCATCATTTTAGTCTGCGAATCCACCTGATCCACCTGCACCTTGGCTTGTGCGGCCATTGTTTTGGCATCGGCTTCCTGCTTTTTGATCTGCATCTGGGCCATAGCCTGCTGCATTTCAGGTGGCATGCGGCCCTGAGCCTCTGGGGGTGCCATAAACTGCTCTGGATTGTTCCAGCCAATGGCCTTCAGTGCCGCCTTATCAATGGCAATCGGGTCATACATGGTCGGATTGGACGCCTGAAGCTGCTTCAGGGCCATAATCTTCATGATGCGCTGTGCATGCGAGGCCGTGTTGGGGTCCGCCTGCGGGATCAACTCGTAATCGTTGCATGCCTGCAAGAATGTCTGCTCGTCCCACGGATGTGCGGGCTTGCGAATGCGCTGCCAGAACGATTCTGGATGCTCTTTGAAGCACTCAAGCAGCAATTGAAACTCGTCGGCCTGCGATGCATGCATGCGCTTGTGGACAGAGTTCAACACCTTGGTGGCCTGCTCAATCATCGCCAGTGTGGTGCCGACAGGTGCGTCCGCACGGCCTTCACCGACAGCCTGCTCTGACGTTCCACCCAACCGCATGCCCGTCTCGGCCATGTTGGTCACAAGGTTCATCAGGCCAGCACCAGCTTCCTTGTATGGGAGCGGCATGATTGCCTGACTGATCGGCATCCCGCCCGTCTTGACGAGCGCAGCACCGCCTGGCGGCACACGGAAGATGTTGGTGTTCTGCCGCCCGCCCGTGTCAGCCATCAGGAAGCCAGGGAAGTTGGCAAACATGCCCGCATCCAGCATCTCGCGCCACGCTGCCGTCACCGCATTGGTGGTGTTGCCGAGGATGTGCAGCAGGCCGATGTCGTAGAACCCCATGCCTGGCACGAAGGTGTATTTGACGAACGTGCATTTGGCGACAGGCAGTTCCTGATCGTCCTCGGCATAGTTGCGGACCACCGACAGAATCTTCTTGGTCGATACGTCAATGGTCACACGGTATGGGATTTCCAGACCGGACACCTTGCGCTTGTGCTTATGCTCGTAGCCACGGATGTCCAGTTCGCAATAGCACTCGTAAATCTCGCGGTCGCGGTCGTCTTGATTGAACGTGTCGGTCGAGATGCCCTGCTGTGCGCTCTTGGCCATCTGAACCGCATCAAGGTTCGGCATGTTAGGGGTGGACAGGTCGGTATCACGGTATGCGCCAATGATCTGCATGCGCTTGACCACGCTCGGACGCATCATAATGCGGTGCGTGATGCGCTTGGCGTTGCTTAGATCGGTGGCCGAGTTGTTCACGATCAGATCGTCGGCATCCACCGTTTCGGATACAGGGCGGTTGCGAAGCGGGCAGTAGTAGACCTTCTTGAACGCCGTGCCGCCAAACCCCAACATGAACAGCATGCGGTCGGTGTCTGGGTAGTATTCCTTTGCCACCGCCGTCAGGTAGTGGTTCATGTCGTTCTCTAGCGCGTCACCGAGCTGGTCTTCTTGCAGGTTCGCGCTGTTGTTGTCGTTGCGAATTTTCACTGGCCCATCGACGGGCAGCAGTTCCGAACGCGCATTGGCCTGAAACCGCAGCACGGCTTCCAGCAGCAGCGGGTGCCTGATCTTTGACATTCCCTCGACGGGTGCGCCGTCTGCCGCGCCTTGCAAGCCTGGCAATTCAATCTTCAGGCCCAACAGCTTGATGCCCTGTGCGCGATCCTCAACCCACTCCTGACGGCTCTGGATGTCATCGTCGATACCACGCATCAGGTCTTCGGCAATCATTGACAATTCGCCCTCGTCGATGTCGTCAACGAGGTTGTCGAACCAGCCTGTCGGTTCTTTCTTTGCATCTGGATCAATAGACTTGCCGTCAAGCGAAATGGTAACTGACCCGTCATCATGCTCAATGCGAATTAGTTCGCCCTTGTCGTTGTACTGTTTGCTGCCTGCTGGCTCTTTGGGCGAAGGCAGATCGGAAAAATCCAATTCAGGCTCTTGGCCTTCTTCAACCTTACGGATATTGCCGAACGACAGACCAGCCATGTTATTTCCCTTCAGCGGCGAGAAGGGCTTCAACCTCGGCTACAAACCGTTGAATACCCTGCTGTGCGGCTACTGTATCTGATTTTCCTTGAATTTCATAGACGCGAACGTAATCATTTGGAGCAACGCCCCACACTTCAACTTTAAACAGCCCAAGACCCTGCGGGGTGGCTGGATTGATAACGTCCACAATCGCATTTGCTAATATCATTTGGCATACTCCTTTGCGGGCAGATTATACCAGATGGCCTGTTTGGGCAATCAGTGCGTCAACACCCAAATCAAAGCAAACAGGATACCCATGACGATAATCCCCATTAAAATAACGCCAACCACAACGCTGATCAATTGAACAAACTCGTCATGTTTGCGCTTGCGCTCGGCTTCCATCAGTGCGGCATTGCGCTTCATCGATGCGACTGCCCGCTGCACCTGATCCCATGCCTCTAACCCGTATGCCGCAATGAACTGACCGCGAACCTGTGCCGCCATGTCGTGCGCCTTGGCCTTGGCTGCGTACAACTCGATGGCTCTGGCCTCATAGCTCTCGCGTGACGATCCAATGTTGGTGTACTTGGCAGGCTCCGCAGCCATGCGGGTGAGCTTGGCAACGCTGTCCCACAGCCCCGCCAAGTCCTTCGCCATGTGCTGGATTTCTTTACCTACTGCAATGCCAGCCTTGATCGCATTGTAGGATGCGGTACAAGCCGCCATAACAGTAATTGGGTCCATAGGCCACCTCTCGGTGACTTTATATCATGAATGCTTGGCGTGGGCGACACTAGCTTGGTTATTTGGGTGGCTCCGGCAACGGCATCCAGTGCGTTACGTCACCTAACCAACTCTCAGATGCATTAGTCCATATGCCGTCCGTCCACGCCGCAGTTTGGAAAAAGTCTGGCGCATAAACAATGATGACCGTTCCATCCTTCGGCGCGGTTTCAATCGGTTGCCATTCCATCATTTCTTCCTCATCTGATCCATTGAAACATTCTCTTGCAGCTTTACCTTTGGGTTGGGCCATGTCCAACATTCCCCCGTGGCATCCGTAAAACACACCCAGAGCAGATGATGCTCTTGCCCATAGTCAATCATAAAGTGCGCCTTCGCTGGCCCCTTCGGCGTGTCCATTGGAATGGTGGGGTCAAGCTGGATGATCACTCTTTCTCCCCTAGTGCTTTTTCAGCAACTCTAACGCACCCATCAATGATGCCCCAGAGGTTTGCTTCTGCTGGAGTTGTCGGCTTAGGGATATGCTGATGCTGAATGTCAACGATGCTTTGCAAAGCATCATGCAAAGATTGCATTTCATCAGCAACATCATGCAACGTTTCTACGTTAAATAAACCACGTTCAGCCCAGTAATGCAGTTTGCTTATAGTTTCCATCACTTTTTCTCCCCTAGTGCTTCTATTGTTTTCCTCATCTCTTCGGGCAGGAAGGCGTAATCATCATCAGGAACAACCATGTTCAATCTGATAACAATTTTTCGCAACCGTTCAATCTCGTCAGCGGCCTTCTCACCGATGTCAGAGACTTCTTTGGGGGTGTGCATAGAATTTAAGTCCCGCAAGTCATCAACAATGTCCATTATTTACCCCGGCTTTCTCTTGCTCTGCTCATATAGGCTTCATACAGACCATCCATGCGCTGTTTGTGCCATTCCTTATAGTCAGTATAGGATTTGGAGCTAGCATGACCCTCAAAAACAATTTCCAAATAGGTTCTGGAATCTTTGAGCAGTTCGTCATGGCCTTCATAACGCGCCAAGGCATTAACCAATGATTCAATCATTTCCCCATGCCTGATTTCGTTTTTGCGGCACTCTTGAAGAACCTTGGCTTTGTTTTCTTTGATTTGAATTATTTCTTCCCGTAGGCGTTCAATCTTTCCCCACGCTTCTGTCATTACATCAGAAGCCATATCCTCTTGGCCTCCTTTGCCACAGAATTTGAATGCCCAATATTTCAACTGCTCAACAATATCCATCATTCATCCCCCTTTGTAAGTGCATACCCCTCACGGATTGGGTAGCATGTCTGGCATTTCGACAACCCCCAACGGTCGTATCCAGATCAAAGCCGATGTTGATAGTGATGGGCTTATCTGGGATAAGTCCCCAACAGAGCGGCAAACGGTTATTCTTTCGGTGGGGCAGGCAATGGCATCCAGTAGATTATTTGACATTCACCATATTCTGGCTCACTCCACCCACCCTCACTATCACGCCACCACGCATCACCATCGTCATCTTTCTCATAAAGCGAGATGCTCATTGTTTTCTGATTGTTAAACACAATGATCCACTCATTCTCCGGCGCGGTTTCAATTGGGTACCACTGCCCTCTGGTTTCAATTACATCACCAAAGATGCGGTTGGCGTCCACTGGAGGAAATGAAATGTCACTCATCGTCCAATCTCCCGTGCAATGGCGGCCTGGCCCAGTGGCGTGTCTGCTAGCATGCCGAGTGCCGACATGTAGAGGTCGATCATGGTCTGTTCGCTATCACGCTCAGAAGCGCGCTTCTTGCGAAGGGCTATCACCTTGCGGAGAATCTTGGCATCAAACCCGTTGCCCTTGGCCTCGGTGTAGACGCCCTTGATGTCCTCGGCCAGTGCGGCTTTCTCTTCTTCGAGACGCTCGATGCGCTCGACGATGGCCTGAAGTTGGTTGTTGTTCATTTGTAATTTCCCTTTTTAAAACTCGTTAGGCCGAATGCCATGCATGCAAATCTTGGTTATCTTTTCTAACTTATCTTTGTCATCCCCGTCAATCAATTCAATGATTTTGAGGAAGTTAACTTTAGAATCGTTAACCCTTTCAAGTCTTGGGTCTTTAGCATCAAGTCCTGCTTTTACCAAATGCCCCTCATCGTAGACAGCGCACCCCACATATTTCTTTTGGTCTTTCCACTTTCTATGATTAGAGACAATCATTCTAAGTAGAAGAGGTTGCTCATCTTTGGGGAATAGTTCGTTTATATCATCGTAACCTTTACGCATCCAAAGCAATTGTTTCTCATACTTTATAATCATTCTTGACTGTTCTGATATTTTATTTTTTAACTCCCAAACATAAGAGTCCATCTGTCATTTCCTATATTGGGTAAAGAGCAGCAGGTTCTGCACCGTGGTGCCTCATCGACCGTTCCATATCTGAGTTTACCTCATCAGCACGTTGGAGCATGCCAGTTGTGCGGAGATGTTTCAATGCTTGTGTTGCGGTATCCACAAGATCGTCGTGCTTTGCCTTCGGAAACGCCGCGCACTGGTTAATCACCATGTCAGCCCATGATTTGTCCGGCGCGTAAACCAACCCCTCGCTGAACAGGTGCTGGACGGCATAGGCGCGAGCCACTTTGTCCTGATGGCCAGGGTTGACCAGTTGCACCCCAAAGTCCGCACTGTTGTTAAGCCGCCTGATCTCTTGCGCTACCGAGATGCCGGACGCCTTGGACTCGATCAGGAGGGTATCCAGTTTGAACTGCTTGGCCGTCTCGGTGATCTTGGCCACCAGTTCGTGCAACTCCAGCCTCTCAGCCCACGCGTAGAGCAGGATGGCCTTCGGGTGCGGCTGTTTGTAGCTGCGCTCGACCACATACGACTTGCCGTCCTTGGCCAATTGGTTTGCGGCCTGCGCGATAGGGTCTTGGCTGAAGATGCCCCAGACCGTCATGGCCGATGGGTCATTCTCCTCCTTGGTCGTGTACGCGGTGTCAAGCGATCCAACGATGTAATCAAGCGGCGGGAACAAATCGCTGTCCCATAGCTGCCACCACGCGCTCTGGATGATGCCACCGCCACGCGGAGCGGGCGACTGCTGGAACTGACCGGACGAGGCGTATGGCCCCATCACGCGCTCGTCGCGCTCGACCACATCCATCGGAAACCGCTTTGGAAACAGCAGTTCGCCCTCGGTCTCTCGCGGGTCTTCAAGGCCCAGCTTGGTTGGCATGGCGCGGGATGGATCGTACCGCATCGGCAGCATGATGTGATCGTAGCCAAGCTGCTTGTCGAGGATGATGCCGGAAATGTCCTCTTCGTGCAGCCTCTGCATGATCACCACGATTGCGGATTTCTTGGGATTGTTCAGGCGGCTGGGAACGGCTTCGAGGAAAGTTTCGACCTCGGCACCACGCTGCGTCTCGGAGGCCGCAGAATCGACGCTATGTGGATCGTCGATGATAACACGGTCGCCACGAATACCAGTGAGCGATGTGATTGCGGTGGCGATTCGGAAGCCCTGCGCCTCGTTCACGAAGTTCAGCTTCTCGTTCTGATCTTTGGCCAGCTTCACGCGGTCGCCCCATCGCTCCTGATACCACGGCGATGTGATCAACTGACGCATGCGGCGGCTGTCGCGGGCTGACAGGTTTTCGATCTTGTGGGCGGCGCAG